CGGCAATGACCCAGGCACAGGAAAGCCGATCCGCCGCAGCATCTACGGTGAGACGCAAGCCGCCGTGCGCAAGCAGATGACGGCCATTCTCCGTGAAATCGACCGCGGTACATATCTGACACCGCAAAAAACGACAGTCGCGCAATGGCTTGACGAATGGCTCGATACCTTTGCCGCCAATAAGATCAAACCGACAACATACCTCCACTATCAGGCTTGTATAAAGAATTACATCAAGCCTCAGATCGGCGCTATCGAGCTGCAAGCTCTGCGCGGCGCACACGTCCAGAAGGTTTATAACGCCATGACCAAGAAGGGGCTGAGCGGAAAGACCGTCAAGAACTGCGCTGCCGTACTGCATAAGGCGCTCTCTGTTGCATTGAAACAGGGGATCATTGTAAGTAACCCCTGTGACGCCGCAGAGCAGCCGAAGGTGGTACAGCGCGAAATAGCGCCGCTGCGTGATGAGGACATTCCGAAGTTCCTTGAAGCAATCGAGGACAGTCCTTATCGAAACGCGCTTGCCGTCTGTCTGCTTGCCGGTCTGCGTGAGGGAGAATTGCTCGGTCTCCCGTGGTCACAGGTCGACTTTGAAAAAGGGCGTATCACCGTCAGTCAGCAGCTACAGCGTGAGAAGAAAAAGAACGGCGCTTACTACATTGCCGACACCACCAAGAGCGGCAAGCCGCGCACGATCGAGCCGCCCCCGCTCTGCTTTGAATATCTTCGGGATGAAAAGCGTCGGCAGGCGCAAAACAAGCTCAAAGGCGGTAAGCTCTGGAAGAACAGCGACAACCTTGTCTTTACCGATGAAATGGGTGCGCATCTTGCCATTCATACCTTCTACAAATATTTTAAGAAAATCGCTGCAAGCATCGGACGCCCGGATGCTCGTGTGCATGATCTGCGACACACAGCGGCCACAGTGATGATTGCCAGCGGTGCGGACATCAAAAGTGTGCAGGACTTCATGGGACACGCCACTGCGAGCTTCACGTTGAACGTCTATGCTCACACGTCCGAACAGATGATGAAGGACACCGCAGCAAGGACGCAATCATACTATGATAATGTAAAGAGAAAATATTCTTAGACCTGTTGGACCTGTGTATACAATGAACTAATATATAAGTTTCAAACTTGTATTGCATTTCACACTTCTATGACCTCATGCTTGTACATATTATCCTATTGACAAAATGTGATACAATAAAACAGTATAAGAACCATATTTAAACAAAAAATGAGGAGGTCTTATTATGGACAATTGTACATACGCAGATGCATTTGCAATTATGGGAAGTCTAACCGATTTGAAGATTGATTTTGCACTGACGCAGCCAACTCCAGGACCAGATGGTAAAATTATCGGCACAACTCCACAGATTGAACATCGCATTATTCTTTCCGTTCCTCTGGCGAAGGACTTAGCTAAAAAATTGATGGCCGCCGTGTCAGATTATGAGAAAAATTTTGGCACAGTTGTGGATATGAATTCCGTAGTTTCTGTAACTGAAACGCAGGAGTAATCATTATGAACGATACTGATGATAAACTCTTTTGCGTGAAAGATCCTCGTGGGAAGATTGTGAGTCTTTCAAAAAATCGGTATTATACCCATATCATTAGCAATGATGATCAACACCAGGCACATCCAGAATTTACGCCTAATGAAATTCAGCAAACGATAGAAACTCCTGATGTAATATACGGGAGTTCATTTCCTGATAGTGATGTATACTTCAAAAAAGGGTGTATTCAATATCCGAGTCTATTCATTAAAGTCGCAGTCTCCATGTATGATAATGAAGAGACCGGAGAAGTTTCTACAGCGTTTTTGTCAAGGCATATATCTGGAAATATTGATGAAGGGAGTCTTAAGTATGTTAAACCTCGCTTATGACAAGCAATTTGATATACTTTATGCTCGGCTGCCCTTTACAGGACACTCATACGTAGAAGAGGATAGCAACTTTGCCACCTATCACAATATAGAAACGGATTCGGTAACGGGCGTAGCAATATATTCATTTAAAAAGAAATTTGAAAATGGTAGTCTTTCTGCTATAAGAGTTCCGATTCCAATTGACTTTAACAGCAAAAAAATTCGAGAACTTATCTATTCCTAA